CACCCATGTACCTACCTTCACCTTGAATAGAATAAAAAAGTTCACTAACCTTGATTTTTTGCATGACGATCTCCTATCAATAATATGATTATAACAAGTATTTAGCAAAAATCAATCGTCAAAATCAAGTTTTGCAGTAATTTCTTCAGCCAATTTTACACTTTTCTGTGAAGGTATGATGCGCCTGTCAGGATCAATGCTATCAAGTTGCTTCTTAATGTAATCGAGAACTTGCACACTTACTTCGTTTGAGTCACCTTCTTGTGTGATGATATCCTCGACGTTAAGGTTCTCAATAAGTTTATACTTCTTTGCTTGCTCTTTCTTTTCCTTTTGAATTCGTCGAATGAACGCAAAGTAAACTATCTGTGTGTAGTAAGCAAAGGGGTTCTTTGATTTGTTTGGATCAAACTTTTCAGCAGCAATCAAGCAATTTTCAATCGCATCTGAGATCATATCATCACGGAATGAGTAGTTGATGAAGTTGCCTTTGTATGCTAAGTGTTCTGAAATCTTGATGAAACACTCACCTATGTAGTTAGGTAGAACAGGTTTGTCTTGATTGTTTGCAACTGCTAAGTCGCATGATTCTTTATACCTGATAAGTGCATCTAAGAACTTTTCATTGTCTACATAATGTGCTGCTTTTTTTGCCATTTCAATGATACCATTTTTTAGTTGATTGTTGTAGTTGCTCGATCTGTTCCTCTAACATACTAACTTCGTCCATTTCTTCTTGTTCCCCTTCCTCATCGTCATCAAGCATTTCTTCATTACCTTCCTGAAGAAGTTGCTGTGCATTTGGATCAGTGACATACTCCATATACTTGTCGATGAAGAACTCTTTTAAGGCACCACAAAAGATGATGTTATTGATTGGAATGTTCATTTTATTCGAAGATGAGAAAGGTGTCCATGCTTGCATGATATACTTTTCAATGACAGCACCCTCGTGAGGCATCTTGAATGAAAAAATTTGAATAGGATCTGTGATAGACAAAAACTTAAGTTTCTTCAAATCATCGATATCATTATCAGTCATACACATCAAACTATCACCGTTTGTCAATTTCAAAAAAATATATTTTTGTTCTTGTTCAGTCATTTATGTCTACCTTTACTAAGGAGTATTTAAAAGACTCTTCATTATATATCTTAATCCGTTCAACCATGTGTTGCAGAGTGAAGTTTTTCTTCTTTTTCCAGGAAAGGTCATCGCCGATATCATACAGGTTACATGCATCCTTTGATGAAGAAATCCTCAATCCGCGACCAATCGACTGCAAGTTTCTAACACGCGACTTCGAGGGCGAAGCAAAGATAATGTTGTGAAGATTGCGAATGTTGACTCCTGTTGAGAAAACAGCGTAAGACCCAACAATAATAGCATCCTTTTCATTCTCTGTCAACTTTCTAATATGTTCACGTTGTTGCACATCAGTTCCTCCATAGACAAAGAAAACTTTTCGATCACCGCACCTTTCCAACATCATATCATGTAGCAACTTACCGTGTTTTTCTACATACTGAAAAAGTACAAGTGTGTTACCCTTTGATGAGATAGCAAGATTGCGAATGAACTTGTTTCTTCCTGCATGGGAGACGATGAAATCCATTTCCTCTTGATAGTTCAGATCCTTACATTGTTTACGAATCTCGTCTGAATAGTTCAAAACCAAACAATAAATTTTCAAATCAGCAAGGCGCTTGTCATCCATCAACTTCTTGGTTGTCGTGACTTTGTAGACGGGCCCGAACAAACCTTCTAGAACTAACTTATGTGTTTGTGTACCATCTAGAGTTCCTGTTGCACCTATCCTATAAGGAGTGTTGACACAGCGAGTCATAATCGCAGTGAGTGACTTTGCCTTGAATAAGTGTGCTTCATCACCATAGATGCAATCAAAGTTGGCAAAGTATTTCTTATCCATCTTCTGCAATGATTGCCAAGTTGAAATGACTACAGGATGGTTTGTAATCTTTTCTTGCCCACTGTAAATCTTATGACAAAGGGTTTTAGCTTCCCAACCATTCGTTGATGAGTAATCAATAAAATCAGAATGTAACTGTTCAACCAATGAAGTTGTAGGAACAATGATCAATTGACGACGACGCTTGTTAAAATGCCATCGTAGCAATGAATAGATGATTAATGACTTACCCGAACCTGTGGGAGAAATAAGTAGTTGGCGTCCGTTGCTTAATGCTCGATGGATTGCATCAATTTGATATTCGTAGATAGTAATAGGACTGCCATTAGACGCCAACTGTAACGATTCACAAAATTGTTTGACTTGCTCTACTGTGCAATGTTCAGCCACCCTTTCAAGTCGAGATAGATCAATAGTATAAGAACGATCGAGAGCAAAATTCTGAATATGGTCCACCAACCCGGCATAAACTTCTCCTGACATGTAGTTAAAAAGTCTAATTTTGCCATCCCACATACGATTACGATACATAGGATGAAACTTTGCACCAGGAACATCAAAAGTAAAAAACTCAGATAGTTCCTGACGTAAAGACGGATCGCAATCAACCTTTACATATACTTCATCTCTCTTTTTAATTGTAATATCAAATTGATCCATTTGACCACTTTAGCCATTCGATATGATTCTTAATGTCCCATGTGCGAGAATTAAGTGAACGAATGATTTGCTCTAATTGATACAAAACAGTTTTGAAATACTCGATCTTATCCTGCAAGGCAACCAGATCAGAATCGAATGATAGGAACTCATCCATTTCATTCTTCATCGGTTTAGTTCCTTGCCATTGTGACCAACCTTCTTCTTCTAGTTCCTCGCGAGTCATCTCTCCGCGATAGTATCGATACTTCAACCTTCGCATGTTTGCGTAACTTGATTCTGCCTTGCGAAGGTTGAGTTTTGTTGAGGTGAGGAGATTCAGATATTTGGCATGCAGCATGGGAATCTTTGTTGATTCGTTTCCCAAGTTCATCTCATCTATCTTAGCATCCTCCTCCCATGATTGTTGCAAGTCACTTAGTTTCATCGCTTCTCAAAGATAATAGTTGGATTGCCTCGGAAGGGAATCGTACCATAATGATTCAAACTAATGTTGGGATCAAGCCAAACCTGACCGCCCAGTTCTTGCCACCTACGACAGAAAGTATAATCTTCTGATAAGTAACGCTTTGACGATTTTTCAATGATCGTATCGAACAAGGCAAAGGTATGCTTGTCAAGTTCCTTATCGACATTGATATCGTTATTATACTGCAACTCAGGATAGGCCTCAGTCATTCGTTCAATAACAGAACGCTTGATCAACATGAAACCGGTACCTGCATCTTTGAGTGCAACCAATCCATCAGATACTTCGATGGTTCGTTCTTCAAGGTTTTTGAACTGGAAGTTAATTGCATACTCACTACCTGCACATGCAAGTTCATCTTGTGTTGCATCAGGGTTGGTGATTGAATATTTCTTGAGAACTTCCCAATTGATACCTTTCTTGGGATACGCTCCGACAACGATATCACGATCTGCAGCAATCAAACGAATAACATCTTCGACTTTGAACTCAATGTCAGCATCGATGAAGAATAGATGAGTGCAATCAGATTTAAGAAAGAATGCAGTCAAAGTATTTCGCGCTCGAGGAACAAGCGATTCGTTTGCGATTGTGCCAAACTGCAAAGGAATGCTGTGCTTGTCACAAAAGAAAACAAGACGAAGAATGCTTTTGAAATACGGTTCAGTAAGAGCACCTCCATAACAGGGTGTAGCAATAAACAGTTTATGTTTTTGCAGTTCAGAAATAGCGATAGATTTTTTTGTTACTTCTTGTTCAACTTTTTCAGCCATAATTACTCCAAAAGTTATAATGTTACAATTTCATATGACGAATACTTGAAGGTTGCGGTGCATACGAAATACTGAATGTTATCAATAGTTGTATCAAATGTCAATGATGAAAGACCTATAGGAAAGAGATCAGTAAACTTTACTTCAATCTTTGGATTGTTTGCAGAGTTTAAAATTATCAAGGATGCATCAGAATACTTAGTGTTTTGACGTTGTAATTTGCTCTCAGTATATCTATTTATTCTTGTTGATACAAATTTATCACTAACAGCCTTATCAATTTCTGTTAAAGCAATGATCCACTTATTCAACTCGATATAGTTTTGCATGTTCTCAGAAACAATGAAAGTGATAGAAAAGTTTCCAAATACAGGTTTCTGATCAGGTAAAAATACGTCTTGTAGAGGTGTTGCTTGAGTGATAAATCCGATATCTAAAGAAGGTAATTCAACCCTTTGGCAAGTATATGATACAGTCGGTAACTCTTTCACTACGAATCTAAATCCGTTCGGTTTTAGGTAATCGTAACTTGAGGGTTGACTGCTCGTATATAAATTTGCAAAAACAGTTGAATTGCCAGTATACAATGTTCTCTCCTATGATGCAATATTTATCACATAAAAAAAGG